CTGATTTAGATAAATTAATAAAACTAAAAAATACATTAGTAGTCACTTTAAATGCTACATCAAAAACAATTCAATTATTAGCACTTCCATTAGGTACATTAATAGCAGCAGGTAATGTTCCAGGAACACCAGGAGGTGGAATTAAAGCTAGTGCGGCGTTAGATGCTAGTCTAACTGCTTTTACAGTACTTAATGATGTTGATGCTATTGTAACTGCTGTATTTAATGTACCTAATGGAAGTGCTAATAATTGAATTGTTTTTGATGTAGCATTTAAAGTGACTACTAATGTATTTTTTAGTTTTATTAATTTATCTAAATCAGCCGTCGGTAAACAAGTGTCAGGATATTTTATATTTGGAGTACCTAAATTTTCAATCCCTGCCTTTAAAGCTATTTGAAATATAGTAGGAATTAACTGTTCAGCTAGTCCTTGAACTTTACTAGTTAATAATGAAGATATATTATCCGTCGTTGCCATTATTTAAAAAGAGATTTTATTAAATTTGCTTGGTCTTGAATATTTTTTTTAAAACTAATATCTTTTCTAATCTTATCACTAACTTGAGATGGAGTTAAACTTATATCAAATTTAGGAGTAAGATCTTTAAGATTAATATCTGGTTTAATATTACCGTTAACTTGAGTTAAAGAAGTAAATGTACCAATATCAGGTTTAATATATGCCATTATATAGTATAATTATTTTTTGAGGTTAAATTATTTAATTGTTGATCTATAGCATTTAACCTAACAGATAAACTTGTCATAATAGGTGATAATAGTTTAAAAGAAACGGGTACTCCAGGTGCTATTACTGGGTCAGATGTAAGACTTTGTAATGTTAATGTTAATGTTTTAATACAATTTGATAGTTCTGCAAGTACTTTAACAGTAGCATCTCCTTTTAATAGTGGTTCTGTTGCTAAATCTTCAGGGCCTAAAAATATTTTATCTGATTTAATAATAAATTTTCTAGTATCCGCGGTAATTGTTTCTGTAGAATTAAAATTAATTGACTTTTTTGAACTAAGTAGGATATGTTCGGTATTAGAATTAAATACTAATCTTCCTGAATTTAATATTATCTGTTTACCTTCATATTCATTAGGTGCTATTGGAGGTTCGGCGCCGGAGCCTGAATAACTTAAATAGCTAGTACTTGATGCTATTAAAGGTATTTTTTGAGTACTTGTTAAATAAATAGAAGAAGAATCATTATTAATATTTTCTATAATTGGAATCCATCCTTCTTTTGTTTGTTCTCCTTGTCCATTTCGAATAATAGTAATAGGATCTCCGTTAGTTCCAGTACTTGACCAGTCATTTGGTCTACCTTTAACTGTGCTACCTAAACGTATTGAATTTCCCCATCTACCTTCTTGTATATAATCACCTTCAAAAGGTAATAAAGGATGTATATTAGGTCTTTCTTAAAATGTTTTACCTAAAAGTATTTTTTTAGCTTCATCAGTTACTATTTTAGCACTACCTGCTTGAGTTTGAATATAATCTTTTTGTTGTGGGGGATCAGGTTCATTAGCTAGAGATGGATAAGCATTATGATGTGGATGATTCCATAAACTTACTATATTAATATAATATGGTCTTTGAGATATACTTAATTCTCCTATTAAAGTATTAGGAAGAAAAATTAAATAAACTATCTCATTTATTAATGGATAATTTTTAATATTTGGAGCTAAAGGATAAGCAATTGGAGGTGGATTTATTATTTTTGGATCATCTACTAATTCATATTCTATAGTACCTAATGTATTCCATCCTCCTAATTTTTCAAATCTTGGATGTGTTTCATCTAATACGATACTAAGTACTCTAACTGCTGTAATTAAATCTGCTGTATTAAGAGCAGTAGCTACATTAAATCCATTATTAATAGATGAATTTAAGTTTTGATTTAAACTATTAAAACCATAACCTCCCATTACTTAGTTTCGTTTAATTTATTTATATCATTTAATAATTGTTCTTTTTCAGCATCTGAGATAGTAAATCCATCTCCTCCAGCGCCACCACTATTTGTAGTAGTTAAACAACGTTGAATAATAGTAGCCATTTTAATTAATTGCTCATCATTTTTAACACCTATTTCTAAGTATTCTTTAAGTAATGGTACAACTAATGTAGCATCACCAATACTTTCGATCATTGGTTTTAACTCATCGATTAATGAGGATATTTGTTTTTCCTTTTTCTTTTGATTATTATATATCTCTTGAAAAAGATCCTTAAGCTTTTTGTCACCAAATATGTCAGAATCTAAACTACTCATAATTTTATTAATATGTATTTAATTATAAATATGAACTATTGAAACTTTATGTATCCGTTTTCTAAATAAAATATGTAACCTTTTTTATATGTATCGTATAATTTGTCAGCTATTTTAGTAATTTTAGGCGTTTTCACGTCTATCATTTCTCTAATATATATGTATAGTGCCTTTTTATTAAATACATCTAAATTCTCTCGTTTCCTAAATAATTCAAGGATTGCATCAGCTATTTTAGCATCCATTTCCTTTGGGAATAAATGATAAATATTTGACGTACAATATTCGACATATAAATCTATGAATAGTGATAACTTATCATTTTGAGATAACTTACTAACAGCCATATTATTGTTTTCTTCAATGGTGTAAGAATGGTTGCCATCTTCTTCGATTGTCGCTATTGGAGTTGATTTAACGCGCTTTTTGTAGTTAGTTTCATTATATAAAATTAACCATCGTTTAACAATAGTTCCGAAATACGAATATGCTTTTGCACCTCTAGATGGATCGAATTTATGGATTTTAGATAAAAGAAATGTAATTACTTCGTGCTGTAAATCCTCAATATTATCTACCTCAGTATAATAAAATTTAAATGTGTGAATAATATTCTGAGTTAATTTAAAAAAAGCATAATGAATTTTAGTTTCATATATTTTACTTTTTTCCTCAAAATCGGTACTAGTATTGTATGCTACAATAGCATCTTCAGTTTCCTGGGTGAAATAGTTCTTAGACATATTTTTATTTAACTTTGAAGTTGTTTAGTTGTTCTTGTAATGATAATAAGAATTTAAAGAAATAACCTACTTCATCATCGCCCTCAAATGTACCTTTAGAATCAACTTTTTTCAGTTGTTCATTTGATTCTTCAATTGTTGTAGATAGACTAATCATATAATCTTCATACGATTTAATTATATCCTCACATTTTTCGTTTTTTCTAAGTAAATTGTAACTAGTAAATCCTAATACTAATACAAAAACTGATAAAATAATAATTGTTGTTACCATGGTTTTAAATAAAAAAAGGTCGTGAAATTAATCACAACCTTTAAGTTTAATTGTTAGTTAATTAATCTTTGTTAAAAAATCCATCCATTACATTCTTTAGGCCTTCACTTTGAATATTACCTAATGCTTTTGTTTTGATTGGAGCTTTTTTAGTTGGTTGATTGTTAGTTAATGTACTACCCTTCCCGGCACCAGCCAAGTTACTCTTAAATTTAGGGAACCATTCACGTTCAAATTCAACTTTAGCAGCTAAAAAATCAGCCTGATGTACAATATGTACTAATGCTGTTCTAACTTTTGTTTCTGGAGCCCAAGATAAAAGATATGGTTTATTTGCTTCATCATATAATCCATCATGTAATCTGATAGTTAACCATTCATTTTTGGTATAACTAACTCCATGTGAATTTAATAAAAATAAACCTCTATCTGGTACTGACATAAATTCAAGTTTAGTATTGAAAGTATAATCTTCACCTAATTTATCTTTTCTCCATTGATCAGTCTGAGGAATATATGATTCATTTTCTTCATCACCCATTTTACCTAAATCATGATTCATAGCTGAAAATACTAATTCTTCAATAGTATAATTTTGTTCAACTCCGAATTCGACCCACACTGAATTAATTTTAAGTGCAGCGTCAATAACACGATTAACATGTTCAACATATCCTCCTGGGAATGCATTATGATATTCTTTTTTATGTGCCGCTGGCATCATAATAATGCGTTCAGAATACTTTTCGTAGAATGCTTTTAATTTAGATGCTCTAGGTTCTGAGATATAAGTATCTATATAACCTATAAATTGGTTCCAATTGTCTTGGATTTGTTCAGCTGTCAATTTCATAACTTTTATTTTTTAGATTAACCTTGATTTAATTCACTTCCTGATAATGGTTCAGATTCAATATACAATTTTAATTGTTCTACTTGTTCTCTGATATTTTCGATAATTTCATGACTACCATTACGATCGCCTTGATTAAGTGTAAATGATAATTTAGTTAAGTTGGACTCTACACTATCCATTTTCCTTAACACTGCTTCTCTGTTTCTCATATGTTTATTTATTTGTTTTTAATTTATAACCCCGGTATTCATCACACATTCTCTCTTTTCCCATTTATCATTTCTTCAAAACCCGTAATCTAAGCATACGTTCAAAAAATCTAGCTGCCAAGTTCGAATCCAAATTCTTTAATTTTATTTTCAATATTTTTTAATAAAGCACATTTTTCATATTCTTCTAATGGTTCATAAAACGCCATAGCTATATTTAAATTAGATAAAAACTCAACTGAGGCTTTTTTACCTATACATTCAACATGAAATGGATTATCTAAATTAATATTTTTAATATAACCCCATGCTTTATCAAACATTAAGTGTTCACCTGCCTTTTCCACTTCATCTATATTTAGTTCAGGGGAAATATTTTTAAATACTTTAGAAGTATATTTACTAAAAAATGCGTGATTACCTATTATTTTATTAAATCCTCCTATCCAGTAAAATGGATGTTCTGAAAAGTCGATTAACATTTCTGTTTCTTCGTCTTCAAAATCTTCATTAAAGGCTCTAAATATATTATTTATATTCATTTTAAAATTACTAAAAAGCGATTATTTTAAATTACTAACTAATTTTTATACAACTAATTGAATAAAATTTTTCATCACTTAAAACGTTGATTTAAACTAAGATTGCTCC